GAGATACCTTCTCAAATTTTTGAAATGAACATTTTTGTGAATATTTTTTATAAATAAAATAAAAGATATTCATAAAATGGAAACATTTTTTTGCCACAAGTGTTCTTCTGATGTACTAAAAACTGATTGGTATTATTCAGTTAGAGGACGGGATAGTATGTGTAAGTCCTGTAGGAAAAACTATAGGAAATCTGAAAAAAGAGAACATACTAAAAAGTATATCTCTGAAAGAAAAGAACACTACAAACATCTGAATGATGAATGGAGAAAAAATAATCCAGATTATCAAAAAAAGTGGACTAAAAAATGTCCAGAAAGTCAGTTGTTGAGAAGTGCTAGAAACAGAGCTAAGCAAAAAAATATGGAATGTACTATTACACAAAATGATATTCACATTCCAAAAATCTGTCCAGTATTCAAAGTCCCCTTTGTAAAAGGAACAGAGTATGCACCATCTCTTGACAGAATTGACAATACAAAAGGATATACTCCAGAAAATATTGTTGTTGTGTCCAGAAAAGCAAATGTTATGAAAAATAACGGATCTGTTCAAGATTTAAAAATGCTGGTAGAATACTATTCAAAGTTGAGTTGAGGATTTTCCCATCAATATTTTTGTGACTTCTTCTGACCCTTGGGAATCCGCAAGGGTACTACCTGACAAACACATCGTTAAGATGCCACTCGAAACTTGTCAGATGCTCGCTATCGTTGCATCTGACAAGTGGGGACATGGATTTGGCACACTTCCCAAATCAGACGGTACGCCGTACAGCACTGAGAAGGGTGCCTTTCGCAATCATCCTTGTACCAAGTGGGCATCTGAGTTTGTAATGAACTGGCAGTGGCTCCTTGCTCACGGATTCGCTCTCTGTGAGGAGTATGCGGCACGCTACGGCAAGGTTCACACCTGCTTCAGCACCCTCCTAGCAGCGCGTGAGATCTTCCCTACAGGAGACCCCACAGGGCGCTCTGGGAAGGATCCTACACCCTTTGCAAGGGCAATGCCCGATGAGTATAAGTTGGATACCAGTATTGATACTTTTACGGCTTACAAGATGTACATTGCATCTAAACCCTGGGTATCTGATAACTACCTTCGACTGCCACATCGCAAACCTGAATGGATATGAATACAATTAATTTTTTAGCACCTATAGTTACTATAATGTGTCTTGAGGGTTATGTTTATAATGATGGACTTATCTGCTTGAGAGAAAAACCAAGATATGATAGAGTGCAGTATTATAAACCAGGAAGGTCTTGTTATGTAAATGGGGATTTTTATGTTGATTGTAAAGATGCACCAAATCCTTTTGATTGATTATGAGAACAGCAATAACAGTTGATGATGATGGATTCATTACTTTTCCAGAAGGGTTTCTTGATAAACTTGGATGGAAAGAAGGTGATGAGTTAGAATGGATTACCCGTGAAGACGGAACTTTTGAATTGAGGAAACCTGATAATGCGTGATGAATTCTTGTGGGTTGAAAAATATCGCCCCAAAACTATTGAAGATTGTATTCTTCCAGCAGCAACAAAAAAGACATTTAAAGAGTTCCTACATAAGGGTGAGGTTCCAAACCTTCTTCTTGCTGGACCTCCTGGAGTTGGTAAAACTACAGTCGCAAAAGCACTTTGTAATGAATTGGGAGTAGATTATTATGTCATCAACGGATCTGACGAAGGACGATTTCTGGACACGGTACGGAACCAAGCAAAAAACTTTGCTTCGACCGTCTCACTTTCTTCGACTGCAAAACACAAAGTCATCATTATTGATGAGGCAGATAACACAGGGAACGACGTACAACTCCTTCTACGGGCAAATATTGAGACGTTTTATAGCAACTGCAGATTCATCTTCACCTGTAATTACAAAAACAAAATCATCGAACCACTCCACTCAAGGTGTGCGGTTGTCGATTTCTCAATTAGTGGAAAAGCAAAGGCAGAACTTGCTACAAACTTCTTCAACCGTCTCAGGACTATTCTTGAGGAAGAGGGTATTGAATATGATCCAAAAGTTATCGCGGAACTGATTAATAAGCATTTTCCTGACTGGAGACGTGTTTTAAATGAGTGCCAAAGGTACTCAACTAGTGGCAGTATTGACTCTGCTATTCTTGCTTCTTTTTCTGACGTAAATATCAATGATCTCATTAAAAGTCTCAAAGAAAAGAACTTTACGGAAGTACGTAAATGGGTCGTCAATAATCTGGACAATGATTCTGGTGTACTTCTTAGGCGTATTTACGATGCTCTTCTTACATCCTTGGAAAACGCTAGCATTCCTGCTGCTGTGCTCATTGTTGCTAAGTATCAGTATCAAATCGCATTTGTTGCCGATCAAGAAATCAACCTTCTGGCGGCTCTAACTGAACTAATGGTTGAATGTAATTTTAAGTAAAAAACTATGAAAATCAAAGTTATTCGTATGTGGTCTGGTGAAGATGTAATCACCGAACTTGTTGAAGAAAAAGAAGAGTCTATTGTTCTTCGAAATCCAATTGTTGCCGTTCCTACTGGACAGCAAGGTCAGGTTGGATTTGCTCCTTGGGCACCTTTTATTAAAGGAAAAGATGAGGAAGTTGAAGTGACTAAAAAATATGTTATCTTCATTGCAGAAACTCAAGAGCAAGTTGAAGATCAATATAAGCAAATGTTTTCAAATATTGTGACTCCATCTTCATCTTCAAAAAAAATTATTCTGTGATTAAATGGTAATAGTTACTGACAAATCTCTTAAAACACCACTTCGTTATCCTGGGGGCAAGTCTCGTGCTTGCACTAAGATGGATCCATATTTTCCCGATTTGAGGAATTATAAACAATTTCGTGAACCTTTTTTGGGTGGTGGAAGTGTTGCAATTCATGTCACAAAAAAATATCCACATCTAAATATTTGGGTGAATGATTTGTATGAACCTCTTGTAAACTTTTGGCAACAACTCCAAATGTTTGGTGACGACATCAAAGAGCAATTATCTGATTATAAACTTTCTAATAACACTCCTACATT